TTTACCTTTAGCTGCACCCATAGCGTCTGCTTCTTCTAGGCTAGATTTCGCATCTACACGCTCTAGCAATTGTTTAATTTTGCTTTCTACTGACATTAGTGTCTCCTAAATGGATTGTTTTAAATTATTTATAAGTTTGATTATCTAGACATTCTAGACATAAACTCTTCAAACATCTTTAGTTTAACAGATTCTAACTGTCCCTTAGATGCGCCCTTTAATGTTTGTTGTGCTCTTTCGATATCAACAGCTTTCCAAAGACCATTTTCGCAAACCCAATCTGCAGACTCATAAATACCTTGAACAAAAGCATCATGCGCCGAAGGATCTGCTACGATGTCTACAGTTGCAAGATGAAAATCATCTTGAACTTCATTAACACCTTCTTTGTTCATTTTTAATGAACCTAGACCTCTAGAAGAAACGCCAAGGCCTGCACCTGCATCAAGCAAACTGCGAGCAATGTTACCCATTGGAGTTTCTAAAATTTTTGCTCTACCAAATACATTGTTGCCTTCGAAACGAAGGCTTTCAATAAGGTGAGAGACTTTATCCAAATTTAATGTTGGATTTGCTGGATGACCCAATTCACCCATTGATCGTTTCTCGTCAATTAATTTCTGATAACGAGTTAATTCCTTTTCCATAATGTCGCGCTTGTATAAACGGCCATTGCGGTTAGGTACTTCTGTTTGCATAAAGATGCCTTCAATAAAGACATTCTTGCCACCAGATTGTTTATCTTCTACAATATACTTAATATCGTGTGCGGCTTCTGTAATTAATCTCATTTTATTTCTCCGTATTAATTAGGCGATAATGCGTTAAAATCTGGACCTAAATATCCTGACGTTTTACCTAGTACCAAATATACCATTCCACCAGCTGGAGGAAGAATTACAGTTACATTTGAATTAGCACCAACATTATCCACAAATCCTGAATCTTGCGACAGTTCCCATTCCGATGCACCACCATATAATATCATTACGTTTGTAGCAACTGTAGCATTAACTCCGCGTTGAACTAAAATTGGCGCGGAAGTCGCGCCGTCAGTGCTCCACAAAACACTTGTAATTGTTACATTTGTATTGGCAAACCCCTGAAATGTTTCTTCAGGTTGTGTTAATTCTGCTCTTAAATCTACATTGGCATATCCATTACCAATAAATTTAATAACTGCTTGTTGTCTAACATTTTTAAGAACTGTTTTTGTTACCGGCATTTTAACCTCTTATTATTTTGCTTTAGTGTGATACTTATCAGCTGCTTCTTTAGCGCTACTATGGAATGTAGTATTCGCATCTATTTTATTAGCATAATACTTACCCGTATCTTTGTGCTTATAAATACTGGCACCCTTTAAGCCCTTAGCATTATATGTATTGCCTTCAAAACTATGTCCCCTAGAAGTTTTTACAGTGGGTTTATGTGTTGCCGGCTGAAATGTATGTGATGCTGTCTCCTCATCTATTTCAGTTGCCATATAATTTGAAACAGTTAAAATATAATCTTCGGCAAGAGTAATTTTTGATTGAACCCATTCAGGAAGATTATCATTATCTTTTAACATATCATGTACTTTTTGGGCATTCATAACAATACTTTGTAGTTGACTGCGAGCCATGTCACCTTCGTAATCATATTCTGTTTTTTCTTTAGCTTCTTTAACTGCTGAATCGTGGTGCATAGATTTCTGAAATGTGAACTTACCAGCTTGTACCGGCATACCAGTATGAATAGCTTGATGCTTAACATCTGTGCCATGGATAGCATTAGCAACAGATAAATTAGCATGAGTATGAATATTTCCGTCAGAATCTTTTGTAACAACTAAAGGATCTTCATATGTTGTTTTAATTTCTTCATTAACTTTCTTGCCGGCATTCTCTATTTTTTTACGAATAGCAGTTGTTGTGCCACCAATTGCCTTAATACTTTTAGGAATACCTGTTTGAGTATTGCCTCTAGAAGGACCTGTTGCAACTTTAGTAATATAGGAATCTAATGTGTCTGTTTTTAATTCATCAAGATTTTCTTCAGCAACTCTTTTAGCAGTTGCTGTAGCAATTGCCATCTTTTTACCCACTGGCATACCTGGATTCTCACGCTCCATAGCCATAGCAATTTCCTCTCGCTTTTTCTTTTCAGCGGGAGTAAGAGTTTTTTCTACTAAATCTAGTCTTAATTGATTAAACTTCTTCATTTTCCTTACCTATGCTTGCAGCAATTTCTTGTTTTTTATCATCCAATGCAGAGGATAATTTAAATCCCAACGCATCGTTGAATCTATTAACAGCGTCATTCGAGCGATCTGCAAGAATGTCGTCTACCATGTGTCTAATAACTTCTGATGTATCCATAATTTTTACTCCGATTGATTATTTATAGGCGGCTGAACTGGTTGTCCATCCACTCCAATTGTAGGCGAAGGCTCTGCCTCCATCTGACTTTCCATTGTTTCAATTTCTTCATCAGTAAATCGCAATACACTTTTCATGATATATGCTTTACTAAAATATGTTCCAATAAAAGGTTGCATCTGATTTACTAAATCAATCCGATTACGTAAATTTTCCGCATCTTTCATTTCCTCAAAATACTGATCTTGAGCAAATTTATATTGAATGTTTTCACCCAATTCAATCCAATCTTTTTCGGTAATAACACCTGTTAAGATTAGTTGTGTTTTTAAAATATCATTAAACAATTGACTGAATTTTTTGCGGAGTCTGCCAACAAACTTAGCAAATTTTAATTCGTCACGAGTAATCTCTGTTGCTCTACCAAAAGAAATGCCCTGTTGAGGTTGCATTCTTGATAAAGGAACATTCAATGATTGATATAATTTATTTTGGAAATAATTAATGTCGTCAATTTGACCTAGATTTTCACCGCCGGGTAATGTAGTAATCTCAGTACCACGACCACCTTCTCTACGAGGCAACCAAAAATCTTCAAGCATAGACATAAATTTACGATCATCTCTGATTTCGCCTGTAGCAGAATCATAAACAATCTTATTGCGATAGCGAGCCATAATATCTTTTAGATATTGCTCCGCTTTTAACTTTGGCAAATTGCCAACGTCAATGTAGAATATTCTTCGTTCAGGTGCTCTAGCCAATCTATAAATGACTAACGCATCTTCCATCATCTTTAATTGATTAACTGGTTTAATTGCCTTATGCAAATAACTCAATACCACATTTTTTTCAGAATCATTTAGCCCCGAAGGAATATAACTAATTGAATCTAATGAAATTTTAATTCCCTGGTTTGCACCAGTAGTAGCTGTAGAATAATTTGGTTGATAATTAATACCTTTTTCATTATAGATGAAAAATTCTTCAATTGATTTAATTAAATCTACACCTGACTTTTGATCTTTATCCTTTTTAATTTCGCGAACTTTGCGAATTTTACGAGGATCAATCTGTCTTAACTCAATAATACCCCTTTTAGGGTTTTTCTCATCAATAATCTTTTGGTAATAAATTCTACCATCAACATACCATCTACGGAATATATCAAATCCCTTAATATTGAATCCAAGCAAACGAACAATTGTATTAAATTGATCTTGCATTGCCTTCTTAATATTATCGGGCAAGTCTACACCATCTAAATTAAGTTGCACAGGTGCTTCATCATCGACTGCTGCAATTGCTTCTGTAACAATTTCATCAATTGCTGTAGAACAATCTGCATACATAGATGCTTCGCGATATCGTGTAATTAGTTCTGATTCTGATTTAGCAGTTGCATCCATTTCAAGATAGGTGCCAAAATAGCCACCACCTTGAACTGTTGCCGTGCCATCATCAGTAACAGGTGGCACAAACGATTGTGTGCGTGCCAACTTGTTCACATCTTCACCTCGAGTAATAGTATACCCAAATAAATTTATTGCCATTATTTAAATTCCAAAATATTAGATAATTACAGACTGACCTGGGCTTAACACATCAAAATGTTGATATTGGAATGTTGCGCCGAAAGTCGATAACTGGTCATTAGCAGAAAAGTCTAAACCAACAGGTGAAATATCTGTCGGGAAAGAACCAATCATACGGTAACGTCTTAGCATGTTACCTTGTCTGTCCAATTGTGATACTATAATAGTAGATTGATATGCTGAAGGATCAGTTGCACCTGTTTTAAATGCATTACTTTCCATAGCATTCATCCATTGCTCAAGTCCATCTCTTAAAGAGAAATCGGTGTCGTTTAAAATAGTGCAAGTGAATGGGGCAAATACCTTATCTCCTGCTAATTTAACTTCGCGGCCTCTGTAATATACTGGAGTAACCCCCATTGTCTGCCCTGGTAGTTCAGCTACAGTAACTAAGAAACTACTTGATCTTGCATATGCAGCATTTAACGCGGCGACTGCAGGAGGAAATGTTAACTGAACCTCAAACTGATTCGGGCGTGCGCCCCCATTTTTTAGTTTGGTTCTAAACTGGTTAATATCGAATGTCGTTGCCATTTATTTTCTCCTTATTAAGCGCCAACTTCTTCAAAAGAAATTCCTGATCTTGCAGCAACAAATGTTAAAGATATAAAGTTAATAGAACGAGCAGGCTTAATAAAAATATCAGCTCTAAATTCGTTTCTATCTATTACATCACCAGTGTTGTTTGTCTCATCGCAGATTACTTTAAAATCAGAAATACCGCGACGGCCTTGAACGTCTCTTAAGAATGGTTCTACTAGATTTTTAAATTGTGCTCTAGTAAATGGATCGTTGAATTCGAACAATTGGAATTTCGATGCAGTTGCAATAGCTTTTTCTAAAACAATAAACAACCTACGAACATTGATTCTATCAAATGCACTAGGTTTTGCCAACATTGTTTTATCACCAAACAATACAGTGCCTTGACCTGGGAATGCTACAACAGGATTTACCCCTGCTTTGTATAGAGTATCTCTGTCTGTTTTAGTTGGATTAAATGCCAATTTAACAACATTTCTAATTTGGCCGCGATTAAACCCGCCAGGGCTGAACCAAGGCTCTGCCAAATTATCTGTTCTTGCACATAATCCTGCAACGTCGCCATTTAGGGGAACCCAACGATAGTTATCATTGTATCTATCGTATTGGTATTTCCACCCAGAGTCCATAACAACATAACTAGAATTAATTCCGCCTGTCGTTGTAGAACTATTTCTGAAATTCACCACATTTGTAGCTTGAGCAGATGGAGGAACATTTACAACAGATGCAAAACTTGGGGAAATAAACACCACACAGTCTTTTCTATCTTCTGCAATAGCTACTACAGAACTAACAACACTAGCTGTATTGCTCCAAGGCCCCAATGGGATTAAACTGATATCATACAATTCGTCATTCGCAAATAAATCATACCCACCGATAACATTACCAGCAGTTACGTTTGCGTCATCGGAGAAACCTTTTGATAATGATACTGAAACATTTGCGGATAAATTAGCAAATGTTTTACCGCTTGCAGAAGTTCCCCAATTTGTACCAGCTGTAGGATGATCTACTGACCAAACATATTCAGATTGTAGGTTAATTACATCTTTGTAGTAATTAGAAGAGCCATCAGAATTTCTTGCATCTGATGCCTTTGAAAGATAAGAATATTTTTCTAATATTGTGTTTCTAGCGCCAGTCCAAGCACCGGCTTCATCTACAACAATAATGTGAAGTTCATCAAAATTTCCTGCTAATGTAGTTGCATATGTAGATGTACCCGGGGCATTATCGAATTGAGCTTGATATGGCCACGCGTTACCTGGGAATCCATTATAAGCATTCCATGTATTGGCGTCAACAACTTCAACCTTAAGCGAATTGCCTAAATTTCCTGGATATTTTGCAACGAATTCCCCTAGCGAATAACCACCTGCGGAATAATTGTTTAAAAAATTATCATAATTTTTAATTACAACTGCTGTTCCGCTAGAATTAGCAATTGCATTTGTAGCGACGCTTTCATTCACAACACGAACTAGTTTTAGATTATTACCATATGCTAAGAAATTTGCTGCAGTGAAAAATGATGTATAGGTAGCATCAGTGGGTCCGCCAAAATATTTAACTAAATTATTTTCCGAATCGACAGTGGTAACTTCTCCAACGGGTCCCCATTGGAAGGCGCCAGCGAATGCGCCGGCAGAAGTAGCAACAGAAGGGACTATTGCAGTTAAATCCTTTTCTTGTACTAATACGCCAGGTGAAAGCTGAAATGCCATCTTATTCTCCTTAAAGATTTACATAGTTTAATAACTATTTTGATTACTATTTATTTATAAGTATAAGTTTTTAGACATTTTCCATCCATCTAGTTTTAAGTTTTTCCATTTCTTTTTCTGGATCTGAAGAAAACCAAAGATCATCGCCCATAACTACAGGCTCCTCTTTCTGAGGAAGCCCATCATTAACAATACCAAACGGGGTTAGATTCTCCTCAATCTGCTTAAACTGTTCTTCATACAGTGCTTTACGCAAATTGGAATCTGTTAAATCTTTGAAGAATGGTTCGTTCGTTGCCCATGAGAATAGAACTAAACACATTACCAAATCGTCATGGTATCCTTCGTCT